GAACATACCAACAAAACATGAATCAAAGGTCACTACCGAGGTTTTAGATGACATTTTCCATAACAGTACCAAATGCAAGTCAAAGTCCTGGATTATTCCCGGCACAAAATAACACAAACTTTCAGCGACTAAAAGACATCATAAACAATGATCATAACTTCACGGATACAACAGCTGCAAACCAAGGTGTTCATAGACAAGTTACATTGATTGATAGATCAGCCCCAGTTGGATTGCCCTCAGGTACCAATGGGATATTGTACTCAGAAGATGTATCCGGTGCATCCCAACTTAGATATTACAATGGATCTCAGACTTACTTCTTAACACCCGGACTTTCTTACTGGGCTTCTGTAAATAGTAATGGAGCCATTTTATCTCAAAGTGGAGGTCTAACAGTAACATTTATTAGTGTTGGAAATTACCTTATTACATTTACCACACCACAAACGACAAACTCATACGGGGTTAATGTTTCATCTTTGAGTAGTTCAACTTCTGACAATCCTCACATAGCCAACTACACAAGCATTGGATTGAACTCTTTTGTTGTCATGATTAGAAATCAAAACAACACACCTGTAAGTAGAAGATTCACTGTATCGGTTTATGGGAACTAAATGAATTATACCCCTTACTTAATCTCAGATTTTTCAACAGGTCTTGATAGAGAAAGGCAACCCTGGCTTAACCCAATAGATTCTCAACAAGACTTATTTGATGGGTTTGTATACAGAGGTGTTTGGCAAAAAAGAGAGGGATATTCTCAACTTGCAACAGGTCAAAGGGGTGGCGCTGCATACACAGAATCTAGGATGATTCATACCATTGAAGATGAAGCATTAACCGGTGTAATTGATGGTGCCAATCAGGTCTTTACTGGATCACTTACAACCCCTATATCCCGTGGAAGTGTGGTGGTATCAGGGGATGATCCTGTTCAATCTTTTACAGATAATGGCCTAGGAGAATTCTTTGATGGCTTAACTCCAATTGGGACCATTGATTACTTAACAGGTGCTTTGTCCATAACCTTACCTGCTGCACCGGTTTCAGGATCCGTAACAGTGACATACAATGTGTTTAACGGTTTACCTATCATGGGTGTAATGAACTTCTTTACACAAACCAATTCAAGAGAATTGATTGTTGCAGACACAAGATATGTAAATCGATATAACCCGGTCACAAATACTCTAGTTGATATTTCTCCATCCACCCTTTTCACAGGAGATGAAACCAACTTCTTTTCATGGACTAACTACCCAACACCTAATGCTGATCAAAGACTAGTCTTTGTAAATTATGTAGATCAGATTCATCAATACTCAGGGGGTACTGTAACTCCATTCCCAGTCTATACATCTAGTACCTCGATTACAGCAGCTGCATCTGGTGTATTGGGTGATGGGACTACAGGACCCTACATCATTAACACACCTGCTAGTACAGGGATCTTTCCTGGAAGCTTACAGATCTTAGATCCTACAACCCCTCAGACGGTCACTGACGATCAGTTTGGCAACTTGCAAGGTGATGGTACAGGTACAGTGAATTATCTCACTGGAGAGATCTCTGTGACCTTCACATCAGCTGTTGGTGTTGGGGATCCAATCAACTTAACTTATACTCAACTAAACACTCCTCTTGAAAGCTGTTTACATGTTAGACAAATGAAAGATCGGCTTTTGCTTCTATCCACCATAGAATCAGGTGGCATACAAAGAGGTTTAAGAATAAGGATCTCAGGGACCGGAGCATTTGGTGATGTATTCACAACAGATGCAATTGGAGCGGGTTTTATTGATATTCCTGATGACACCTTCATCCAAGCACAAGACTTTAACAGAGATGACTTACTTGTTTTTACAAGTGCTTCTACATGGGTTGTCAGGTATACAGGTAGCGATGTAGTCCCCTTCTCACTTGATCGTATTGATGAATCTCGTGGATCAGAAGCTCCATATGGGACAATTACGTACTTAAATAGAACATCAGCTGCTAGTACAAGAGGGTTGATCATCTCTGATGGGTACTCTGTAATAAGATCTGATAACAAAATTCCTCAGTTCTCTTTTAATAACATTGATCAGTCTAGGTTTTTCCAATGCTTTGCAGGAGCAGTTGATGAAGATAGAGATCACTACTTAATCTACCCAACTCCCGGTGAAGAGATCTCTGACAGAATTCTTGTGACAAATTATGAAGAAGACAACTTTTCTGTGTATAGAATCCCTCTAAGTTGTATGGGTAACTTCACTGGGGCATTTGATGTCACTTGGGGTGACTTACTTGGTTTTAACAACTGGGATGAACTGGCAGCTGTATATGGAAGCTGGAACTCATTTGCTTATTCTCAAGGTGCTCCCTTTGCAGTTGGTGGTGGTCATGAAGGTCAGATCTATAAGCTTAATGTCATTGAAATTGAAGACTACCCGGTAATGATTAGAGATGTTGTTGTAGTAGACAGCCAAACTTTAAGAGTGACAACAGACTTTCAAAATTATGAGGTTGGAGATTTCATTAACTTTGAGAGTTTGTCTGGTATGTTTGAAGTTAATGATAAGCAAGCTCCAATTAAAGAAATACAAACTGCAAACTACACATTTGATGTAGAGATCCAAACATCAAGATTTAACGCTTATACAGGATCTGGTGTTGCTTCCAAGGTGATTAACTTCTTAACAAAAACCAAGAAGTTCAATCCTTTTACTGAACAAAACAAAAAAGTTCGTTGTGGATGGGTATACTTCTACGTATCTACTACAGGAACATCGCTTACAGATAACCGATACATCACAGCAATTGACAACACAGACCCTTGCTTAATCACTATTCCAGGTCATGGATACTCTACAGGACAACAAGTATTTATCAACTCAGTGACTGGAACCACGGAGCTTAATGGAAATTATTATTATATCACTGTGATTGATGTTAACACCTTTACTCTAGACGGTGTGGATGCTACTGGATTTGGTGTTTATACAGGAGAGGGCTTCACATCTACACCATCAGATGCCAAGTTACAAGTTAGAGTCATTGTAAATGATAAAGATGAGTCCACACAAGTTGGATCATTCAATCCATCTCCTTATGAAATCAACTTAACATCTGAGAAGGCAAGCCAAGGGATTAAGAAGTGGTACAAGCTTTATGTGAATCAAGTGGGTAGATTTATTCAACTTGAGTTTTCTAATACACAAGCAGGTGCCAAGGTAGAGATCCAGGCAATCATGATGGGAATGTCTGGTGTTGGGAGGATTGTTTAATGGCAAGATTACCTCCAACATATAACTGGGGAAGTGAACTTAAGAATGACAACTCAACTCTATACAACCAGCTGACTGATTCTTATTCACTAACAGCTAGAACGGTCAATGGTAAGGTTTCTAAGAACATAACTACTTTAAACCCACCAGCTGATTCTGCACAGAACACATCATTTGAAATTGGGGATATTTGGGTAAATACATCTACCGACACAGCTTTTATCATGACATCCAGGCAGACAAATACCCAAGCAACATGGACACAAATAACTTAAGGAGAAATATATGGCTAGATTTGATGTAGGAGGAGCCGCTTCTGGGGCAATGGCCGGGGCATCCGCGGGGGGTTCATTTGGACCGGTTGGTGCAGGAGTTGGAGCAGTAGCAGGTGGTCTTCTTGGTATGTTTTCTAGAAGAAAAAAGAAACCTAAAAAACTATCTACAATGGACCCAACACAACAACAACTATATAACCAGACAGCTCAAGGGGTGCAAGGTCAAGGTCCATTTGCTGATATGTACAACTTTAATCCAGAGCAAGCAACAGATGTATTTAACCAAATGTATGCCCAGCCTGCATATCAACAATTTCAAGAAGAGATAGTCCCTGGAATAACAGGTCAGTTTAGAGGTGGTAATCTTCAGAACTCATCTTACATGGCAGGAGCACTTGGTAAGGCTGGAACTGATGTACAAAGAAACTTAAATGCTCAGATGGCTCAAATGCTTTATCAAGGTCAGCAAGCATCAATAGATCGCAGGATTAATTCAATAAATAACTTGATGAACATGCAAACATTTGCTTATCAGAAACCTCAAGCAAGTCCATTTGATACTATGCTTGATAGCTTTTCTGGGGGTGCCGGTAAATATGCCGGGCAAGCAGCTGGTCAAAAATTTGCTAGCTGGATGAATCCTCAGGTAGCAGCTACTGGGGCAGGAGGTTAGTATGCCATCTTTACAAGTTGTAGACTTTGGACCTGATTCTTTTTCAGAAAGCATGGGTAAGTTTGCTCAAGGTTTCTCAGATTCTTTCTTTAAACAACAAACTCAAAAGAGGAATGAAGATTTATTTACTCGTATCAAAAATAAGTATGGTCCTGATGCTAAGCCTGAACAAATTATGAGAGATATCATAGAAGCAGAAGGATTTGATCAAGATTATAAAAAGGATCTGATCAGTAACGTAAAAGAATATGCAAACCTTGCAACACAAGAAAAGAGAAATCTTTTCCAAGATGAAATGCTTGATATCAAGAGAGAAGAACTTAAGATCAAGAAAGAAGGTGGAGAAAAGCCAATAACTCCATTTCAAAAAGAAGATTTAAAGCTTAAAAAAGTTCGACTTGAGAATGAGGCTAAACGCATTGAAATTGCTGACTCGAGCAATGATAAAAAATTACCAACACTTATCGCTGATTATACAAATAAAATCCTTAAAGATTCTGAAGATAAAATGAGTGAGGGAGATAAAGGGATTCTTAATGAAAGAATTCAAAACAACATGCAAGACGATGAAATGACATTGAGCCAAGCATTTAATGAGGCATTGGACTATGTGAGTCTTAAAAATGATCTTATTGATAAATCTCAATTAGAACCAAAGCCTGAAGGGTGGACACGGTTTGATGCTCCATCAAACCAGGATATTTCAAAAGCAATGGAGAAGGCTTATGAAGGGTTGGAAAATCTATATGAAGCTGGTGTTGAATCTCAAAGAGATCTTAGATTTGTTGCTAAAAAAGCTGGATGGAGCCCTGAAGAGATTACAAAGATGTTGCAAAGAGTTTTTCAAAGACGTGGAAAAAAAATAAGATCTACAACTAAGCAAGTAGAAGAACAAGAAGAAGCTCAATCTTTAGATGATGTGATGGCTGAGGAATAGATGGTTTTATCAATAGAAAAGATAAGGAAAGCTAGAGACCTTGGATATGATGATGATCAAATATTAGATTCTATAGAGCGCGTAGATCAAGAATATGCACCAAGAATTAAAAAAGCTAAGGGATTGGGATATGACTCTGCGTCTATTATGAAATCTCTTGAAAATCAATTATCTTTTGAACCTTCTCAACAAGAAACTGATTCTCTTCAAGACCCTCAATCTCCTGAACAGATGTCATTATCTCAAACACCTTATCAAGATACTTCGATTGAATCACCTCAAGATCCTCAAGCATTTTCTCC